TTCGGAACTATTGATCGATTCATGAATAATGAATTATGGGAGAAAATGAACGAATTTGTTTTGAAAATCGTTGCTGTTGTAACAACATCCGTCAATTTAGTATCTTTTGATATTAATGATTTCGGATCTATTAAAGAAGCATTTAAATCTTTCCGAACTTTGATTCCTGATATGAAAGATATTATTGATATGATTTATGGATCTTATCAATTTATTATAACTCATTGGGATAATTTAATCTCAGGAGATTGGGATAAATTACCATTATACAAAGATGAGGTAAAAGAGTTTGAATCTGAAGTACGTCAGATTGAAGCTGCTTATCCTTATGCTTTAAAGCAAGATACAGAATTCTTACAAACTATGTATAAGATGGATCTTAAAACTTTTGAGAAACGTCTTGATAAAGCTGTAAAAACTTCTCAAAAGATTGCTTTTCGTTGTACTAGCCAAACACAAAAATTAGCTATTGGTAATTATGTAAGACGTTTATATTCTTTTCAATCTCAATGGTATTCTGCAAAGAAGGATAATCCTTCGAAACCTCAACCATATGGTATTAAGGTTTCAGGTCCTTCTTCTTGTGGAAAAAGTACTATTACTGAGATGATTGCTAAAATAATCGCTCAAGCTTATGATTTAGATCCTAATGAACCAGGATTGGTTGCTATTGCTAACCTTTCTGAGAAATTTGAATCTACTATTTTACCAAACCATAAAATTATCGCTTGCGATGATGTTGCTAATAGTAAGGTCTCTCGACCTGACTATGATAAACTTCTCAATTATATTAACACTATGCCTCGTCCCTTGACTAAAGCTGGTGTTGATGAGAAAGGAGAATTTTATCCTAACAATATTGCTTGTATGGCAACTACTAATGTTGAGGATCTAGGTGTACTAGAATTTTCTAATTGTGGCGAAAGTATTCTTCGTCGTTTTAAACTTCACATTCATATTAAGATTCGTCCTGAATTCAGAAATGAATACGGTGGTCTTATAGAACTTGATGGTATGCGTTATGATATTTATGAAATCACTTTAAAACGATTCTCTAGTATTAGTAAAGAAAATGGTGTTGAATGGGATATAATTCCTCGTCGTGAGTGGATTGGTGATGAAGATATTGTTGATCAAGATTTTCAATATCTCATGCGATTTATTGCTCGTGACGCACGAACTCATAGAATTGCGCAACAACAAAAGTATGATCAATTGAGAAAAGATACTACTACAAAATTTTGTAATTGTTGTGGTGTACCAACAACTTTGTGTTTGTGTGATAAAGAATTAGAAGCTCATATTGGAGGAACTATTTACAATTATTCTTCTGATAAACTTTTATCTCTTAGACAATCACTTGAAGGTTCTCCTTCTGCCATTAAATATTGTATCACCCAGAAATGGTTATGGTACACACTTTATAATGAGAGGAAATCTTTTTGCCAATATACTCTACCTTTTTGGTTTAGTATTTTATTATTGATTTGTACTGGTTTTAATTTTGTTCGTCTTGGTTTGATTATTTCATTTCTTTTGTGTTTTGGATTATATCAAAATATTAAGATGAGAATTAACCAAGAAATTGATAGAAGATGTAATCTCTTATCATCAGTTACATATGATGTTAAGCAACATTTTCAGAATAATTCTAGAAAATATTTTGCTTTTAGTTCTAGTTTGATTGCTCTTTACGGAGTTTATCAAATGATTAACATTTATCGCAAATCTGAAGAACCAGAATCACAAGATGTATCTACTTATCTTAATAGTGCTCATGTAGCTTTTACCCCAGAAGATACTAGTATTAAAGATAAGAAAGGTGATGCTCGTGATTATGTAGAAGGTTTGAATCGTGCTCGTCCCAAAATTCATAAGATGAGTGCTACAACTACTTCTGATAGATTGATTAATACATTGACAAAATCTTTACGTGTAGTTGTTATTAAAGATTCTAAAAGTGATACAGTTTCATCTGTTAATGGTATGATGATTGAAGGTAATGTTCTTATGATCCCAGCTCATGCTATTCCACTTAGTGGAGTATTTGATGTTGAGACCACAGCACAACCTAATGAACCTTGTGCTAAATCTAAAGATCAGAAAATAACTGATGATATGTATGTAATTGATGAAGAAAATGATGTTGCTTATATAGTATTACCTTCGGCACCACCTGGTAAGAATTTGATTAATTATTTTCCTTTAACTAAGTCTGAAGCTCGTGGATTTGCTACTACATTAGTACATAAACAACATGATGGACATATGCTATTTTCAAAACAAGCAATGCGTCCCAATGCAAGTGCTATTAATTATAGTAGTTCTCAGAAAACTGGTTTCTTTCGTATATCTAATAAAAAATATCACTTAGAAAACAATATGTGTGGTGAATTACAATTTAATTCTCTCCCAGGAATGTGTGGTTCTCCTTATATTGATATCGAGAAAGCTATTATTTATGGTTTTCATGTTGCTGGTTATTCTAGCGGAAGAAGAGATGGATTTGGAAATATGCTAACCCAAGATATTATTCGTAAGAGTGTAGATAAGCTTAAAGCTAAATCTTCATTTCTCGTGACTCATAGCGAAGGAGTAGTACGAGTGGATAATTATGGTTTACCTTATACTCTTGAACAAGATACACCCTTATATGAACGTCCTGATGGACTTCAAGAAAAGAGTGTAGTTACTTATTTAGGTAAAGTTAAACGCGATAATTGTGAATTACTTAGTAATGCACGTTCTCCTTATATGAAAACTAAATTTAAAGGAGTTTCAGAACAATTTGGTCCATCAAAATTTAAACCACCAACTAATCCTAATGCAATTGAGAAATCTATGAAAACAATAAATAAACTTACTGATCCAGTACAAAATTATGAATGTGACATTTTGACTCTTGCAATTCAAGATTATAAAAAAGAAACAATTGCTATTTTTGCTAAAAGTCCTGAGGATAAAGAATTATTTAAGATTTATTCTCAAAGTGAAGCATTAGATGGAACTTGTGATGGAATACTTTCTGGTATTCCAAATGATACATCATGTGGTTTCCCTATTAACAAATCCAAGAAACAAGTATTTATTAAAGATGGAGATGATCCTTCCTTAGTTCAAGTACCTAGAGAATTTAATGATACTTTTGATATTCAATCAGAAATTGATAGTGTTCTTGAGGCTTGGAGTAAAGGTGAGCGATCAGAATCTATTTATAAAGCAAG